TGTCCTTACTGCAATAAATTATTTAAAGGTGTTAAGTAGTGCCTTACATTCCTGCTATCAAAGTAATCATTACTTTATTGGTTATACAATTAATCTTACATGTATTAGAAATATTAGTTGACTTAAAATATATTTCCATGTAGAATAAGGTATGATCCTTATTGACTTAAACCAAGTTTGCATAGCAAACATACTTCAAGAGATAAAACAACTCAAAAAGATAGAACCTTTGCTTGTTAAGCATATGATTTTATCTACTTTATTATTTTATAGAAGAAAATTTAGAGATCAATATGGTGATTTAGTTATTTGTTGTGATAGTAAGAAGAGTTGGCGTAAAGATATATTCCCATTTTATAAAGCAAACAGAAAAAGTACTCGTGCTAAAGATGATATTGACTGGAACGGTATCTTTGAAGTTATAAATTCTATCACACAAGATCTAAAATCTAAGTTTCCATATGCTGTAATAAGTGTTGACCAAGCTGAAGCTGATGATATCATTGGAGTTTTATCAAAAAATTATTATCGTAACGAAAAAATTATGATAGTTTCTTCAGACAAAGACTTTTTACAGCTTCAAAAGTACTATAGTGTTGAACAATATTCACCAACTCAGAAAAAATTACTACAAAGTAACAGTCCTTACCAATATTTAAAGGAACATATCATGAAAGGTGACCGCGGAGACGGCATTCCTAACTTTTTATCTGATGATGATACGTATGTTACCGACAAAAGAAGCAAAAAAATACTAAAAACTAAGCTAGAAGCATGGAAAAATTTGGATCCAACCGAGTTTTGCAACGAAAAAATGATGAGAGGTTGGAAAAGAAACCAACAATTAGTGGATTTATCGCATACTCCGCAAGATATCAAGCAAAAAATTGTTGACCAATACGATACATACGAGTATAATCAACGTGATAAGCTATTGAATTACTTTATTCAAAATAAATTACGCAACTTAATTGAACATATAGGAGATTTTTAATGAACCTTAGCGTAGCAGAAGTGTTGAAAAAGGCCGGATCATTCAAAGATGTAGCAGAAAGAGTCAAATATCTAAAAGACAACGAGTCAAAAGCACTCAAAGCTGTTATATATTTTACATATGCAAAGGAAGTTAAATGGTTAATACCTGAAACCGATCCACCTTACAAAGCATCAACACCAGAACAAGATTTACAAAACGTACTCAAAGCAAGTTATAACAAATTAAGGATATATGTTAAGAACGGTGGGTATGATAGTATGAGTAAAACTAAAAGAGAAATGAATTTTATTGAATGGTTAGAGTCTTTAGATTGTGAAGACGCTAAACTTATTCTAGCTATTAGACATGGAGAGATGCCTTTTCCAGGAATAACTCGTCATGTAGCTAAAAAAGCATTTCCAGATATAGCAGGAAACTTTAAGTAATGTGGAATTATTTGGTTTATGCTCAAGTTGGAATATTAGTACTTTTAGTATGGATAATTTTTTTACTGATTGGAGTAAACAATGGATAAAGATAGAGTAGCAGCTTTATTATTATTAGCAATGTTTGTAGTTTTATACATCACAGGCTAATGTTAAACAAATTGGTTTGGTATAGTTTATATGCATTACTTGTTGTATTGATTTTTTTATTATTAATTGTAGCATGGGAGTTTACAGATGAAAAGAATGAAAGGTATTTTAACAAATATAATGATCCTTTTGGGAGTCGCAATATTATTAGTCGTGACTAGTTGTTCGTCTGTTAAGTTTGGATGGGATCCAGAATGTCAATGTCAAATCAAAAAGGAGTTCTAATGAGTAATGTGATTAACTTTCCCAAGAATAAAAAATGGATACTAAATTTTATTATACCAGATGAGATAAGTATGGAAGGACAAAGTCCTGATATACATTGGACATTTGAACAAAACTATGGTACTGCTGAAGTTATAGCTAGATCATTAGAAGAAGCTAAGAAAAAAATATTAGACTGTATAGTTATTGATTACTGGACTGATATCAATATGTGGACTAATGAAGAACTTTGAAAATGAACCTGCATTTATTATTGGTAATGGACCAAGCAGAAAAGATTTCAATCTAAAAAGACTTATAGGTCAAGGTTGTACATTTGGTTGTAATGCAATCTATAGAGATTATCCTGACTTCTCAATACCTGATTATCTTATAGCTATAGATCCAATCATAACAGAAGAAATACAAAAAAGTAACTTTCCATCAGACAGAATTATTATACCTCCTTTTGCAGAACAGTTTGAAGCAAGAGAACATAGTGGTGGTTTTGTAAGATCATGTGCAGGAATAAATGCAATGCTCGAAGCAATCAAAAAAGGGTTTACTAATCTATATTGTTTTGGTTTTGATTTTATTATAGATGATGCAGCATATAGTGTAGATAATTTATATGATGGTACAAATGGATATGGTCCAGAAACAAGAGCAAGTTATTCTGATAATATCAATAGATGTAGATATATGGAATTTATAGCTCAAAAAAATATTAATATAAACTTTAAATTTGTGCTTCCTCGAAGTCAAAGAAAAATACATACTATTAACAGTAACAATGTGACCGGAATGTATTATGATAAATTTGATCCGGAGATGAAGGTAGCGCAGGAAAATATAGCTAGTTAATGCCGATATATATTTTTAAGAACACTAAAACAAACAAAACCTATGAAGAGTTTCTCTCAATGTCTGAGAGAGAACAATACCTAAAAGATAATCCTGAAGTGATACAAGTTCCTACTGCTCCTAACATTGTTGGTGGAGTTGGCGGTATTCGAACTGACGACGGCTTCAAAGAAGTCCTAAGCAAGATATCTGAAGCTCATCCTACGAGCACTCTTGCACAACGTCATAAGCGAAGAACCGGCAAGCAAGTCAAAACACAACAAGCAATCAACAAACATAGGAAAAGGATTAAAAATGCAACAACCCGTACTCGCGTATAGTCAATCATTTCATAGTCAATTATCAAGAAGAGAAAGAAAATTATTAAAGAAGCAAGCGAAGTTACACAATCAAAACAATCACTCATTACAACTGAAACCAGTAGTTCCAAAAACAAAGAATCAAGTAAGAGTATGTAATGAGTTTAACAAGGGTCAAAATTTATTATGTCATGGAGTAGCAGGAACAGGAAAAACATTTCTATCGATTGGACTAGCTTTGAAGGCTATCATGGATCAAGAGTACAACAGATTAACAATAATCAGAAGTGTAGTACCAACAAGAGACATGGGCTTCCTACCAGGAAACCAAGCTCAGAAAAGTAAAGTATATGAAGGACCTTATTTTAGTATATGTAATGAATTATTTGGAAGAGGAGATGCATACGAATTGTTAAAGTTAAAAGATAAAATAAAATTTACAAGTACTTCATTTATTCGTGGAACTACAATCGAAAATAATGTAGTATTAGTAGATGAGTGTCAGAATATGACATTCCATGAATTAGATACTATAATAACAAGACTTGGAAAGAATTGTAGAATAATATTTTGTGGAGACTTTAGACAAAGTGATTTACAAAAAGAAGAAGACAGAAGTGGATTGAGAAAGTTTATGCAAGTAATTAAAAAGATGAAAGGTATGAGTGGTATAGAATTTGAGCAAGATGATATTGTTAGAAGTTCATTTGTAAAAGAATATATTATAAGTAAATTAAATTATGGGATCGTTTAAACATAAAAAATTATTTGACTTTGAAAAGTTACCTTATAAGAATGTAGACGGAAGGAGGATGTATCAATCTCCTTCCGGTTTATCTCTACCAAGTATAACAAGTATATTAGGTTGGTTTAAAAAAGATAGTATACAAGAGTGGAGAAAAAAAGTTGGTGAAGAAGAAGCAAATAAAATAACAACTCAAAGTAGTAGAAGAGGTACAGCAGTACATCAAATATGTGAAGACTATCTAAACAACAAAGAGTATACACTTAAACATATGCCAAGCAATCTTGAATTGTTTAGAACTATAAGACCAATACTAGATAAAAATGTTGAGTTAGTTTATCATCAAGAAGTTCCATTATATAGTGATAAGTTGAAAGCAGCTGGTAGAGTTGACTGTGTTTGTAAATGGAATGGTAAAGATAGTATAGTTGATTTCAAGACAAGTAGAAAACCTAAAAAGAAAGAATGGATCCAAGACTATTTTGTACAAGCTACAGCATACAGTTTAATGTTTGAGTTCGTAACATCTATACACATTCCTAATATAGTTATTTGTATGGCTGTAGAGAATAGTGAACCATTAGTTTTTGAGGACACAATATATCCTTATGTACCAACATTATTAAGTAAAGTAGAAGAATATCATGCACATTTTGAAGACGAATCTATCGCACACCAGATTGCAAACGCTGGGGCATAATCATTACACGAGACTAATTAACAATGCAATAAGAGCTCATTCATTAACAAGAGATGATGATATGAGAACATATTGGAAGAAGGTTATGAAAGAACTTCATAAGCGTCAAGAGAAATATGAAGTTTTTATGACCATGACCAAGCACTGATCTAAATAATTTCATTAGGAGGTAGTTATGGAAGGTTTGAGTTTATGGATGGCACTAGGATTTTTATTTGCTGCTTATTCAGTTATAGCAAACGATTCAGTACAAACATTAGGTACATTCATTGCATCTAATAAAGAAAGATTTCATTGGAAGACATTATGGTTAGCTGCATCTGGTGTTCTATTATGGACATTGTGGTATGGTTGGACTACTAATGGTGGTGATATATCATATGGAAGATTAAATAAAATACCTTATGTAGAGATACAATGGTATCATGCTATGGCACCAGCCATACTAATATTATTAACACGACTAGGTGTTCCTGTTAGTACTTCATTTCTGGTACTATCAGCTTTTGCAAGTACATTTGTTTTAGAAAAAATGTTAATGAAATCTATGATGGGATATGCATTAGCAGGTCTAGCAGCATATGTGACTTGGTTTGGTATAACAAAAATATTAGATGAATCTAAACACCCAGAAGAACATCATAAAAAATATTGGCGAGTAGCTCAATGGTTTACTACAGGGTTCTTGTGGATGACTTGGTTAAGTCATGATATGGCAAACATAGCTGTGTTCTTACCGAGGCAAGTTTCATTTGATTGGATGATGATTATATCTTTGATATTTGTTATAGGCCTAGGATATATGTTTAGAGAACGTGGTGGTAGGATCCAAAAAATAGTCTTAGAAAAACATCATACAAAGTATGTAAGAAGTGCATGTCTAATTGACTTAGTTTATTGGTTGATCTTATTCTTCTTTAAAGAATTAAATGACATACCAATGTCAACTACTTGGGTGTTTGTTGGATTATTAACAGGAAGAGAATTAGCTATTGCAACATTCACAAATAGAACAAAGTTCAAAGGAGTGTTTCCTTTAGTTGCAAAAGACTTTTTTAAAATGATGATTGGTTTAGGTGTATCAGTTGGTATAGTATTAGCTATACATTATGTGATAGTTCCAAATGGATACTAATTAAAGAAAAAGTTATTTTTGATCCTTCTTGGTTGAAGAAATAAGTTCACCTGTAAAGGCATTTATTCTAAATCGTTTATGTAACGGTTGAAGACGAATGCCTTCTACAGTTTCATTATCACTATTTTTTAAAAATATTTTTTCTGAGGTCCAAGCAACTACAGGACTTTTATATTTCAATACTCTGTGTCTTGGATAATAATGACTTCTTAAATTCTCTGGTTTTCGAACTATGTGTATTTCTTTCTCGCTCATTATTCTCACTCTTATAAAGTTCTGGATGATCTCTTTTAAACTTGGCTATTCGCTGTCTTAGTGATATTATCTTTTCATCTATAGGATCAATCATAGGGACACGACCTCCAGTGTCCCTATTTATTGAAACAGAATTAAGCAGCTTCTGCATATTCAAGAACTTTCTTAACTGCTTTATCTTTGACTCTAGCATTAGCACCATACCAAGCAGAAGCTAATCTAGCATCAGCTGACTTACCAAGTACATGATCAGTCATATAAGTTACAGCATTCAAAGCATTCCACCAAGTACCAGGTCTAATATTAGCACCAGGTTGAGTTTCAAGAATCTCAAAAGCCTGCTTAGCAGTCTTACCAACTCTCTTACCTGTACCATGGTTCTTAAAGATCTCTTGTAAGTAAGCATTAACTTCTAGCTCTTTGTATCTCTTAGATCCTAAGAACTCAGCATACTCTTTAAACTCTTGAAGTCTTTCTTTAGCAACAAATACAGCTTGTTTAGCTACTTCAGGATCAAAAGCAGTTCTATGAGAAAACTTAACATCTACATTAGAAGCTGCATCTAAAGAAGCAGTTAAAGTATTATTACATACTACTCTGATGTTAGTAGTCTTAACTTGAACACTAGCACCATGTAAGTGTGGGTTACAGAATAAAAGATAGTTCTCAATATCATCTCTACCGAATAGAGTAACACCATCTTGGATCTTAGCAAGAGCCCAAATCCTTTTACCATCTTGTAATGAACCAGCAGTATGCATATGCATATCACCAGCATTAACAAAATCTTCAAAGAAATCAAACGCTTGTTTATTCTGTACAGGATTCCACTTAGAAGATACATGAGTAAGAACTTTCTCATCTGTATCTCTGACTAAAGCAGTCATTCCTGTACTAATAGGTTTACTGTTCTTATCCATAAAGAACATAGGTTTCTTAGAAACAGTCCAATCAAGTCCTGCTTGTTTAATAAACTCATCAGTAGATAAGTCTTGTGGTACCTTAGTACCTAAACCATGCCAAGGTAGTTCCCCAGCATAGGCCATAGTTTCAACAGCTGCAACCA